GAACCGGATCGTCGGCTACGCCGCCGTCTTCAACAACCTGTCCCAGCCGATCGCCGGCCAGTTCCGCGAGCGGATCCTGCCGGGGGCCTTCCGCAACGTGAGCGGCGAGGAAGACATCATCTCGGCCGTCAATCACGACGACGCCAAGATCCTGGGCCGCCGCTCGGCCGGCAACCTCGAGCTCACCGTCACCAAGCGGGGGCTCCGCTACTCGATCCAACCGCCCGACACCACCTACGTCCGCGACCTGGTCGAGAACATCAAGGCGGGCAACGTGGCCGGCTCAAGTTTCGAGTTCCGGGTCCACTCCAACGGGGAGGCCTGGGTCCAGGACGAGGACGGCGAGCCGATCCGCGAGCTCCGCGCCATCGACGTTTTCGAGGTCGGTCCGGTCACCCGGCCGGCCTACCCCCAGACCGACGTGGCCCTCCGGAGCCTCGAGGCGTGGCGGAGCGAGCAGGTGGAGGAGACCGAGGACGCCCAGACGCCGACCGACGTGCTCCGGGACAAATTGTCTTTGACCGACCGAGGCGACGTCGAGTAGTATCGGCCAACAACCAGATTATTCCTCCCGCGGCGGGGCTGTCGTTCAACGCCAGCCAGCTAGCGGGAGCGAAGGCGGAAACGGCCAGTACAACCGGCCCGATCTTCCGAGTGAGCCACTTTTCACAAGTCGCTCACCGGCAAATCGGGCCGGTAGTCGTTTACCTCCCCTTGCCGGTGGCACAAAAAACCGCAAGGGGACACTGATGACACTCAAGCAACTCCAGGAAAACCGCCTGGTCGCCATCACCAAGGCCCGCGAGATCCTCGACACCGCCGACGACGAAAAACGCTCGTTGACCGCCGAAGAGCGGGAACTCTACGACACCTTCGACGGCGAGATCGACCGCATCGACGGCGAGATCCAGGCCGTGGTCGGAGACGCCAAGCGTCGGAACAAGCTGGCCGCCCAGGAAGAGCGGGAAGAGGAAGCCGAGCCGCGAAGTCTGCCCGCCGAGCAGCCGTCGGGCCTGTTCACGCCGGAACCGACCGAGAAGCGGACCGGGACCGCGTCGGATGAGTATGCGAGCGCGTGGTGGCGTTGTATGCGGCACAGTCGCTCGATCCTCGATCCCACCGAGTTCCGGGCCCTCCAGGTCGGGACCGACTCCGAGGGCGGCTACCTGGCCCCTGACGAGTTCTGGAACGCCGAGCTCCTCCAGGCCCTCGAAGAGGCCAACATCATGCGTGGCCTGGCCAACGTGATCCAGACGGGCTCCGGCTCGATGGAGATCCCGGTGGTGAGCTCGCACGGCTCCGCCGCGTGGACGGCTGAAGAGGCCGCCTTCACCGAGGGAGACGAGGCGTTCACCGTGGTGAGCCTGTCCGCCTACAAGGCCGGCACGATCATCAAGGTGGCCGACGAGCTCCTGCTGGATTCCGCGTTCAACCTGTCCAGCTACCTGGCCAGCGAACTGGGCCGCCGGATCGGGGCCCTCGAAGAGGCCGCTTTCGTAAACGGTGACGGATCGAGCAAGCCGACCGGAGCCGTGGGCGGATCGACCGCCGGCGTCACCGCCGCGGCCACCGGGGCCGTCACCGCAGACGAGATCATCGACCTCTACCACGCCCTGGGCCGGCAGTACCGCGGAAAGGCCGCGTTCCTGATGGCCGACGCCACGCTGAAGGCCGTTCGCAAGCTGAAGGACGGCGACGATCAGTACCTGTGGCAGCCGGGCCTCCAGTCCGGCGAGCCTGGCCAGATCCTCGGCCGTCCGGTCCACACGTCGGACTCGATGCCGGCCCTGGCCACCGGGAACAAGACGATCCTCTTCGGGGACTTTTCGTACTACTGGGTCGCTGACCGGGAAAGCGTCGTCTTGAAGCGTCTCGATGAGCTCTACGCCGCCAACGGACAGGTGGCCTTCCGGGCTCACCGCCGCGTCGACGGCAAGGTCGTTTTGGCCGAGGCCATTCAGCACCTGGTCCAGGCGTAAACCTGACCTGGCAACACTGACGCGGGCGATGCCCGCCGAGCAGGGAGTTTCGACTCATGAAGTGCGAGATCCTCACCTCCTTTTCTGGAGTTATGGGCTCCTTCTCGGTGGGCGTCACCGCCGACGTTCCTGACGAGCACGTTTCCGAACTGGCCAGCCTCGGCTGGGTCAAGCCGCTGGGAAAAGCCCCCAAGCGCAAGGCGACCAAGAAGAAGGCCGAGACACCGGCCGGCGAGGGCGATGATTGATGGCCCTGGTCACCGTCACGGCAGCGAGCCAGGAGCCGGTCACGCTTGCCGAGGTCAAAGACCACTTGGTTGTCGACCACGGCGACGATGACAGCTATCTGTCGACGCTGGTCACCACCGTGGTGGCCTACCTGGAGAGCGTGCAGGACCGCGGCCTGGTCTCGACCACCTACGATCTGAAGCTCGACCGCTTCCCCTCCGGGGGCGGCGTGATCGAGTTGCCACGGGGTCCGTTGTCCTCGGTCACCTCGGTGAAGTACCAGGACACCGACGACGTGGAGACGACGCTGTCGGCCTCGCTCTACACCGTCGACACCGCGAGCACGCCGGGGCGGCTCCAGCCGGCCTACGACGAGTCCTGGCCCTCGACCAGGGAACACGTCCACGACGTGACCGTCCGATTTGTGGCCGGCTACGGCGACCCGGCAGACGTCCCGCGTCCCCACCGCCACGAGATCCTCCTGCGGGTGGCCGACCTCTACGAGCACCGCGAGGCGGCCGTTACCGGACGGCACGAGGAGAGTTTCGCCGCGTCCGCCCTGTTCCAGATGAATCGGGTGTTCTGATATGCCAGCCGCCGGAACCTACCGCGAGCCGATCCGCGTCGAGACCCGCGACGAGACGACGCTCAACTCGTACAACGAGACCTCGGAAAGCTGGGCCACGATGCTCGAGACGCGGGCCGCCCTGGCCGGAGCCGGCGGGCGGGAGTACGTGGCCGGCGGCGGCGTCCGGGCCGACGTCACGCACCTGCTGCGGATCCGTTCCAGTCGACTGGCCCGCACGATCACGCCCAAGGAGCGGGTGATTGTCGACGGCCGGACGTTCGAGATCCTCGCCGCTGTCGACAAGACCGGCCGCCGCCGGGAGATCGAGCTCCAGTGCCGGGAGACGGTCTAGATGGCATGGAGCAACAAGAAAGCCGGCATGAAGCTCGAGGGGTTCGAGCCGTTTCTGAAGAAGTGCAAGAAGCTGGGCCCCAAGATCCAGGCCAAGGTCGCCCTCACCGCCGTCCGGGCCGGATCCGCCGAGATCCGGAAGGTGGCCAAAAAACTGGTCAAGCAGAACGCCCTGGGGGAAGGTCTCACGCCAACCGGGCGGCAGCGAGACCACCTGCACCAGGCGATCATCTCCAAGGCCAAGGCCTACGGGAAAGACAAGATCCCCGTCGGCACGATCGGGACCGAGTACAAGCGGGCCCCGCACGACCACCTCGTCCACGACGGGACCGCCGCCCACACGATCCCCGTACCGTGGCCTGGAATCGGTGAGGTCCACCACCCCGGATCCCGCGGCTATCCGTTCATGGAGATCGCGCTTGAGACCGGCAGGAACGCCGCCCAGGCGGCCATGATCTCCAAGCTCGAGAAGGCCATCGAGAAGGAACTGCAAAAAGACAAGGACAAGAAGTGAGCACGCTCAAGAAGGCCGTGATCGATTACCTGTTGAGCCAGTCGGCCGTCACCGACCTGGTCTCGACCAGGATCCGGCCGGGCGTGATCGAGCAGGGCCTGGCCCGTCCCCATTTGAACGTCAACCAGACCGGCTCCGACGTTCACTACTCGATGGCCGGCAACACGGGTCTCGGGGAGACGTTTATCGAGATCAACTGCCAGGCCGATACGGAAAAGGCCGCCGCGGAACTGGCCGAGATCGTCCGCCTGGAAATCGACGGCTACCAGGGAACCTGGGGGACCGTCTCGGTCAAGGCGTCGTTTTGGCGCGGCACGCGAGACACCCGGACGGCCCCGCCAGGCGGCGGTGAGGTCGGCCTCCCCAGCCAGACCATATCGGTCGAAGTCTTCCACGCCATCCCGGTCCCAAGCTGATGATTTTGATCCGAGCCAAATCCAAGACGGGCCAACTGGTCGACTTCGAGGTCGACCGGATCGTCTCAATTGACGGGGAGCCGTTTGACGGCACGGCCATCCGGGACCACCTGCTCCAGATCGAGGGCCGCCTCCAGGCCGTCGAGACCTTCCTGACCAATCAACCACACCCAGCGGGAGCCTAGTTATGGCAGACAGCGGATTCGGAACAACGATCACCTTCTCCTCCGGTTTTTTTGCCGAGATCCTCTCCGTCGACGGTCCCGACCTCGCTCGAGATCCGATCGAGACCACGCACATGGGAACGACCAACGGGAACAAAACGTTCATCCCCAGCGACCTGATCGACAACGGCACGCTCTCGGTCGAGATCGCCTATGTCCCGGCCACGGCCCCGCCGATCAGTTCCGCCGCGGAAACGGTCACGGTCACGATGCCGGGCGGATCCACGGCGGCCTTCTCCGGCTTCATGGTCGCCTTCGCCCCGTCGTTCCCGATCGATGATCGGATGACGGCAAGCTGTGACGTGAAGGTCACCGGCGAGATCACCAGGGCCTAACGGGGAGCGAGACGATGGAGACGGTGCGATACCTCAAGGCGGTTGATAAGCCGGCCAGCCGGGCCGGCCAACCGGGTGACATTCGGGAACTGGAAGACCACGACGCGCGGGAACTCGTCGGGTCCGGCCACGTCGAGCCGGCCGAGAAGAAACCCCGTGCCAAGAAGGTCAGAAAAGATGACAAGCCTGCGTGATGCAATCCTGGCGGCCGACGATCTCGAGCGTGAGGAGGTCACCGTCGAGGGCTGGGAGTTTCCGGTCTTCGTCCGCGTGATCTCCGGCCGCGAGCGACAGCAACTGGTCGAGAAGTGGCAGCAGGTCAAGGAGGACGAGGCGGCCCAGCAGGATCTGCTGCCGTTCGTCTGCGCCTTGTGCCTGGTCGATGAAGAGGGCTCCCGCCCGTTCGACCCGGCCGAGCCGGGTGACCTGGATCTCCTGAAGTCAAAAGGGGCCCGGCAACTCGAATCGATCTACCACGCGGCGATGCGGCTTAACGGCATGGAGGACGATTCGCTCGACGAGGCGGTGGCAAATTTTCAAGACAGCCAGAACTGAAGTTCTGGTTCCACCTGGCGAGGACGGTCACCCACAAATCGGTCAAGGAGACACAACGAGAGATCGACGCGGCGGAGTTCACCCAGTGGCTGGCCCTCTACGGGCTCGACCCCTGGGGCGATGACTGGCTCCAGGCGGCCACGATCACCACCGCGTCACTTTCCCCGTGGACCAAGCGGCGACTGGATCCGCGGCAGTTCATTCCGGGCCAGGTGGTGGCCCGCAAGCAGTCCCGCGAGGAGGTGGCCCACCGGCTGGGCCTTTTCTTCGACAACTACGAGAAGAACCGGAGCGACTAGATGGCCAAGTCTATCGGCAAGTTCGCTGTCTCGATCGGCGCGGTCACGACCGGCTTCTCCAAGGGACTCGACAAGGCCAGCCGGAAGTCGAAGTCGTTCTCCGGCGGACTGAAGGGGATGATCGGCCCGCTGCTGGCCATCGGCGGCGCGGTCCTCGTCGCCAAGAAGGCGTTCGGGGCGTTCTCCGGAGCGTTCGACGATATCGACAAGATCGCCAAGTTCAGCCAGCAGACCGGAATGGCCACCGAGGCTCTGGTGGCCCTGCAC